TACTCATTTTGTTTAACGTTTCTATCATCATAGTATTTTCTCCTTTTATTAGTTTATTTTAAATATAATGGACCTGTCCATTGAATTTGATAATCACCCTTTAATACATTTCCTCTTGGTGAGTTTAAAGCAGGAGCATTCCAACCAGCCGCTTTTAATATATCACCTTTTTTAAAATGTTTAAAATCTTCTTTTACAATAAAACAAAAAACACCAGTATCTTGTACAACTTTAATATACTTTTTACCTTGTGTAACTCTTGTTTTACTATCCCATTTTTGAGTTTGTTCTAAAGAATAACCAGTAAGTTCTTTACCACCCATTGTTGACATTCTTACATAATCAGCCTTAGCAGCCTCCATCATATTATTAATACCGTCATTTAAATTGTTTGCTGTTTTTGATACGTACATAGTTTCTCCTATTTGTTTTGTAATATTAAAGTTAAAATACCTGTAGTTATTCCAGTTAAAGCTAATACAGCACCGATCATAAAGTTGTTTTCTTCAACGGCACCAGCAGCTAAAAACATACTCATTATAAAAACTACACCAAAAAATACTGATAAGTTCTCTTTTATTTTGTTCATAGTGTTTCCTTTGTTATTTGTTGTCATTACTCGTCCAATATACCAGATAAATACATAAAAGTCAAGCAGAAAAAGCAAAAAAAATGAAAAAAAAGCACATTTTTTTGTTATTTGTTCTTATTTTGTTCTCTTCCTGTGTTAAAAATGTTGAAAAATGTCGTTTTTTGCCAGGAGTTGAGCTAGAATCACAAAAAAAAGACGAATCACAAGAAAAAAAAGAAAATACCGAAGAAAAAATTAGAGATTTATTAAAAAACGGAAAACCGAAAGCAGAAATAAGCTGTAATTTTTAAGATAAATATTAATAATGTTAAAAGAAATTCAAAAATGTCAAAATTGTGGACACGATTGCCATTGTGGCGGCCATTGTATGAAAGATTATGATGGAAACGGTGAAATTTTGTGTTGTAGTTATTGCCGACACGAAAAAAATAATGATTTTGATGAAAATGAAGTAATATACGATTCAATGGATTATGATTCGTTTAATGGAGCATAAAAATGGCAAAAATGAGAGAGTTCCTATTTTGGAACGACAAAGGACAAGAAGAAAAAAACGAAAATACAAGTTTTAAGAAGGCCGTAAAGTCTATACAAGAAAAATTTAAAAATCAACTTGTTGGATTTGAATATATTAGTAAAAAAGGCAAAAAAATTGTAAGTTCAATACAATTACCACTTGGACGAAAGAAGAAAATAGGTAAATAATGGCTAAATTAGCAAAAAACTTCGTAGCACACGAAAGAATGCCTAAAAAAACTTCACAAGGTACAAGTAAAAGAGTTAAAATGAGTTCTATGAACAAATCTCGTAAGAGATCATTTAAGGTTTACAATAAACAAGGTAAATCATAATGCCAGGAGTAAGTAGAGATAATGACTCTGCTGGTGGAGATTTAATACCTTCTCAAACAAGTGTATTTGTGAATGGTGAGTTAGTTATTGTTAATGGTGATGGTGTGGCAGGCCACGGTATTTTTCCACATATACCTCAAACAATATCAGCGACTAAACAAACATCTGTAAAGATTGGTGGTAAGTTAATTGTAATTGAAGGCGACCCAGCAGATATTTGTGGTGAACCAGCTACAGGTTCTTCTTCAGTTTTCATTGGATAGTGTATAAATATTACCACTATGGCAAGTTATGACGCTTCAAGCACAAATAAGAGTAAAAGAAGTAATAGAGTCTATAAAGATTTAGATTTAAATTTTACTAGAAATCCAGTTACAAATGATGTAACTAAAATTGAAGATGTTGACGCTGTAAAACGAAGTGTACGAAATTTAGTACAAACAAACTTTTATGAGAGGCCTTTTCATCCAGAATTAGGTTGTGGTATTAGAGAATTGCTTTTTGAAAACTATACACCAATCATTGGTATATTTTTAAAAAGAAAAATAGCTGAGGTCATTAATAGATATGAGCCAAGAGTATCTTTACAAGATATTTCTTTAGATGATGATCCAGACAGAAATAGATTAAAACTTTCTATTTACTTTTATGTTCAGAATGTATCTGATCCTGTGGTAGTAGAAACATTTTTACAAAGGTTAAGATAAAATGGCAAGTAATAAACTAACAGTATCAGATTTAGATTTTGATTCTATAAAAACAAATCTAAAAACATTTTTACAATCACAAGCAGAATTTCAGGACTATAATTTTGAAGGTTCAGGTTTTTCAATTCTTTTAGATTTACTTGCTTACAATACTCACTACCTAGGTTTCAATGCCAATATGTTGGCAAACGAAATGTATTTAGATAGTGCTGATATAAGAAAAAATATCATATCATTAGCAAAGATGTTAGGTTATACTCCCACATCAGCAAAAGCTCCTTCAGCTTCAATTGATATTTTACTTAACAATGCTTCAGGCGCTTCTGTAACAATGGCCAAAGGAACGGTATTTACTTCTTCAATTGATGGCACTTCATATCAGTTTGTAACAAATGCTGCTCATACAATTACACCAAGTTCAGGTGTTTATAGATTTTCAAGCATACCAGTTTACGAAGGTACTTTAGTTACTTTTAAATATACAGTTAACACATCCGATCCTGACCAAAGATTTATTATTCCAAGTGCTAATGCTGACACTTCAACTTTAAAAGTTCAAGTTCAAAATTCTTCAGGTGATACTTCTACATCAACATATACTCTAGCTACAGGTATTACAAGTTTAGATTCAACAAGTAGAGTTTATTTTTTACAAGAAGTTGAAGATGGTAAATTTGAAGTTTATTTTGGTGATGGTGTTATCGGTAAATCATTATCAGATGGCAACATAGTAATTTTAGAATATGTTGTCACAAATAAAACAGAAGCTAATGGTGCTTCTACTTTTGCTTTATCAGGTTCTATTGAAACTTTTTCAGATGTTTCAATAACTACAGTTTCAAATGCTCAAGGTGGTTCTGAGCCACAATCAAAAGAGTCAATTAGATATAATGCTCCATTACAATATTCAGCACAAGATAGAGCAGTTACTACAAGTGATTATGAAACAAAAGTATTAGAGTTATATCCAAACGCACAATCAGTTTCAGCGTGGGGTGGTGAAGATGATGAAACACCAGTTTATGGTGTTGTAAAAATTGCTGTTAAGGCAGCTTCAGGTTCTACACTTACAGACACAACAAAACAATCAATTATTACTCAATTAAAAAGATTTAATGTAGCTTCTGTAAGACCAGAGATTGTTGATCCAGAAACAACTTCAATTATTTTAACATCAACTGTAAAGTATGATGAAAAGTCAACAACAAAAACTGCTGATACTTTAAAATCAGAAATTACAACTGCCATTTCAAACTACAATACAGATACACTTCAAAAATTTGATGGTGTGTTTAGACATTCAAAAGTAATAGGATTAATTGATGATACCGATACAAGTATTTTATCAAACGTTACAAGTTTATTGGTTAGAAAAACTTTTACACCTACTTTAGGTTCTTCAACAAGATATGATTTATATTTTAGAAATGGTATTTTCAATCCTCATACAGGTCATAAATCAGGAACAGGTGGTGTAATTACTACTTCAGGATTTAAAGTTACAGGTGATACTACAAATGTTTATTACCTTGATGATGACGGCTCAGGAAATATAAGAAGATATTATTTTGTAGGTTCAGTTAGAACATATGTAAATAATACACAAGGTACTGTTGACTATACAACAGGTCAAATTACAATTAACTCTTTAGATATTGCTTCAATAGAAAATATTAGAGGTTCTGCTTCGTCTGTAATAGAGGTTACAGTTGAGCCTGCTTCTTATGATATTGTTCCTGTAAGAGATCAGATTTTAGATATTGATACCGCAAATTCAACAATCACAGTAGAGGCAGATACCTTTGTTGGTGGTTCTGCTGACGCTGGTGTAGGTTACACAACAACATCTAATTACTAATGGCCACATTTAAAGACAAAATATCCCAACTGATTAATAGTCAGGCTCCCGAGTTTGTTGTTGAACAACATCCTAAATTTTTAGAGTTTGTTAAAACGTATTATACGTTTATGGAATCTGCCGAGTTAGATATAACTTCGGTACAAACAACAGACGGTATTCAATTAGAAACAGAAACAGCACAAAATAATGAATTAATATTAGATGGTTCTCGTATTGATTCTGATAGAACACAATTAGACGCTGGCGATAAAATACTTTTAGAAAGTTCAGCCTTTGGTAAATTTACAAGAGGTGAAACTATTACAGGCCAAACTTCAGGTGCTACAACTACAGTTCTTTCTGAAGATTTAGATAATGGTCGTTTGTTTATATCAGCACAAGATAAATTTGTAATTGGTGAAACCGTTTTAGGAGCTTCTTCAAATGCTAGTGCTGTAGTAAATAATTATAGACCTAATCCTGTTACAAACATACAAGAATTATTAAACTTTAGAGATCCTGATAAAGTTATTTCAAACTTTTTAACAAAATTTAGAAATGAGTTTTTAAATTCATTACCAGAAAATTTAAACACTAGCGTAAATAAAAGAAATTTAATTAAAAATGTAAAATCACTTTACAGAGCAAAAGGTACAAATAGAGGCCACGAATTATTTTTTAAATTATTATTTAATGAAGATTCTGAAACAATTTATCCTAGAGAAAATATTTTAAGAACATCTGACGGTAAATGGGATACTCAATTAATAATGAGAGCCATACAATCTAGTGCTCAAAAATTAACAGGTCAAACAGCAGATTTAATAGGAAGAACAATCACAGGTGAAACATCTGGTGCTACAGCTATTGTTGAAAATGAGTTTAAATTTCAAATAGGAACAAATTTAGTTACCGAATTTATTTTAAATGAAGATACTATATCTGGTACTTTTCAAACAGGTGAAGTTGTAAGAGGTACTGCTAATGATGATGCAGATGTTTTTATTAAGGCTACTATAACAGGTATTCCTAACTCCACATCAATTACAAATGATGGTTCTTTATATAATGAGGGAGAAACTGTTAGTGTAACTGGTGGAGGCACAGGTGCTATTATAAATGTTGACGCCATTGGTAGAGGTAGTTTAACAAATTTTTATGTTGATAATGGTGGTTCAGGTTATGAAATTGGAGATGATGTTGTTTTTAATAACACAGATACGGGTGGTGGTTCAGCCGAGGCAAAAGTTTCAGTTGTTAACGGAGGTTTTACACAGGAAGAGTCAACATCAACCGAAGAAGATCATTTAGTTTTAGAAGACGAAACAACAAGAAGTGATCCTTACACAGGAAATAAATTAGTACAAGAATCAGGAACAGGCTCAGGTGACATTACAGACATTAGAATTGTTGACGCTGGTTCAAACTATCAATCATTACCAATTGTAACAGTTGATGATACAAACGGTTCAAGTGCTTCTATATTTACTTATGGTTCAGAAATAGGTAGAATACAAGGTTTAAAAATTGTTGAGTCAGGTGCTGAATATCAACAATCACCATCACCACCAAGTTTAACATTAAGATCAAAAATTTTAGTTTTAGGTAAATCAGGAAATTTTCAAACTACTGAAACAGTTACAGGAACAGGATTAGACTCATCATCAATCACGGCAACAGTTGTTTCTTTTGACAACGATAGAAATGTTTTAACTTTAAGTGATACAACAGGAACATTTTTATCAGGTTCAACAATCACAGGTGATACAAGTGGTGCTACAGCTATCGTAAAAATTACTGACCCAGCTACAGCTACAGCAACTGTAGCCGCTACAGCTAACACAGCAGGTGCTTACATAAACCAAGATGGTCACGTTTCTGAAACTACAATGAGAATACAAGATAGTTTATACTACCAAGACTTTTCTTATGTTATCAAAGTTGGCCGTACAATTAATGACTGGAGAGATTCATTTAAAAAAACAATGCACTCGGCTGGTTTTTATTTTACAGGTCAAGTTAACTTACAAACACAAGTTTCTGCTCAAATACAAAGTATAACAGGTGTTAACACAGGTGTTGATTACGAAGGCATAGCATTAATCATCAATACATTATTCTCTACAATATTTGGTAGACGATTAGGTACAACAACTGATGGTACAACTTTAAGACCTAATGCTCAATTAGGAATAGATCCAGACTTTACAGATAGTACAAGCGATCACTTTACACCAAATACAAGAGATTTGACATTAAATCAAATAGTAACAATTAAAATACCTTCAATTGCTAAAATTACTGTTAGAGGTGATGAATTAAAATATGGTTATGCTTATTGCGGACCTCGTATGAAAAACATTAATACATATTGGAGATTTTTAAGTGGTGGTGATAATCCACAAACTTCAAGTGTAGGTGGCACATTGGACTCAACGGTTTCAACAAATATATCACCTATGCAAATGGCCAATTGGGCTAATTTTAGGCTGACTGGTTTAAATAGTACAGATTATAATGGAGAGCTAGT